ATGTGTATCTTCGGGACACGCCATAAATCTTTGTATGAATGATTCCAGATGTGGCTTCACATCACTCTGTTTAATCTGAGGCTTCTCCTCAAACTTTTTGATTTCTGGACACTTCTTCAAGTCTTCCTTTTTGGGATACAACTTTTCAATAACTTTCTGTGGAAGATTGTGTTTGCGACCGTAGAAGTCTTTACAGAAACCATCACGCCGACCCCGAATTGTTTCACAACGACAGAAACACTTTTGAGCTATCACAGACCCACTAATATGAAACCAGATGTGATTAGAACTATGTGGTCTCTTGAGATTTTCACAATATTTGGAGTTTGTTGAAACGAGGTATGTCTCGTTGTGTTTGAAGAGTTTTGTAATCGTAGCACCACTCTGCCCATCCATGTGTGTTTGTACAAAGTCCTCAATGAGACCCCGAACCTCGTCATCGTGAACTTCATCCTTAGTCTGTGTGCTCGTAAATGAACCTTCCTTAATAACGGAGGATGGTGGTTCAACTGTATTGTATTCTATAGAATTAGTTCTCACAGAAGACATTTTAAGTATTTCTGGGTCTGGGTCGTGACTAATTTTTAAAAGTGTACTCAGTGGACCACATTTATATATAAATACGGGTAGGTATGCGACTTGTACGATTTTACCTTTGTCACCACACCCTTCACATCCCTGACCACCACACGGCATATGTTTTGCCATTTTGTGAGACCACGGCATACGAAGACCACTTCCCTTCGTTTTTCTCTGTATGGATCCATATACAGAAGAATCAATGATTTCATTCCAATCTATAGATCCCTTTGCTTTAGACAAAGCGACGAGAATGTGTTCCCGAAGTGCCAGTGCCGATTCTTGATTTACTGGAAATCCACACCAGTTAAGATGTATCCCAGTTTTTATATATTCACCAGCTGTTTTGGGAGGTGATACACAAATGAGACACTCCTTACCACCGTGTCGTTTGACTTTATCACAAATGATTTTACAGATATCTTGAATCTCATTCATCGTGAGCGCTTTTTCATCTTTGTAGTCAATGTCCACAAAGAAGTTGTATATGGGACTCTTTTGTTCAACGACAAAGAGCTTTTCACCAGCCTTGATAGCCTGAATATACTTTTCGTGGAACTCGTTCAATTTATCAAATGGCACGGAAAGGACTCCTCCGTCCATGAGCACATGTGATAGATTGGTTGCATTATTAAATTTTTGTTCTTTGCACCACCTTTTAAACATACCTTTGTATCGCGTCTAACCTCTAAACCACCTCATCACAGAAACATCTCTATATTCCTTACTTTCAGAAAGTTCTTTCTTGATGACGAGGAGTTCATAGACTTTCTTTTCCTCATTCTCCTTAATCCATTCCTCTATTTCTTCTTCACAGAGACCCCTGTTTGATTTGAGGAGCTCTCCAATCTGCATTAAAATGTAAGACTTTGACTTCATTCTACTTAATAGAGAATGTTTTTCTATTGAGAGAACTCACACACGAGTAAAACTCTGGATTTCTGAGGACATTGTCCACGATGAGTTTCCATCGCTTGCGGGTATTGAACTCCTCGAGGGTATCAAAACTCATGTAGTCATTTTCATCAAAAGTTTTCTTTATTGGTTGTTTATTAATCTTCTTAAGATTTGTCTTTTGTTTTTCTTCATAAAACTTCTTTACGAGTGTTTGTTGTTGTGGTTTGGTATAGTCTACAAAAAAGACGAAAACATTATATTCCAAATCCACCGTTGGACTCTCTTTGACTGTAAATTTAAACTCCGTATACTCACCATTTTTGAGGGCAACCACACCACGGGTCTCTTCCTCGAGTTCACGAAGAGCGCAGCGAAGGGGGTTGAAAATCTCCCGCCGTCTGCACCCCCCTGTGACAAAAATCCAATCCTTAAAACGCCGATCCCTCACAGTGAGGAATTTAGGCTTTTCATCGGCAAAACTGACCGGTATCGCTATAGCTTTGTATTTTTTCATTGCGCATTCGCAAGTTATAATAACTGAATATGTTTATTCTTCCACATTTTCTTCGGCATCTTCCTTTTCAGTTTCTGGTTCAGCTTCGGGTGTAGGTTTCGCTTCGGGTGCACTGAGACGATGCACGAGGTGGGCTGAGAAATTCTTAAGATTTTCAACATCTTGTTTAGCCTTGTTCATCTCCTTAAATAGGAAGACAACACCGGCAATCGCCACAATTGTGGCGATCATCATAAGGGTTTCACGGTCCATTGGAATCATTATAGTCTATACGCGATTCTTCTTTTTAAGTAAGAGCACCCATGTGTGTCCTGCCTGAGGGAGGGCATTCATAGGGACTCTGGGCAAACTGCACGGCTTCGTAATGCGTAGGTTCACAGGACTTTTGAGTTGGTGGAGTTGGCACACCAACATACTTTTCAAGTGTCCTGGATTTGGGATCGTACGTCAATACAAAAACGATGGCGAGAAGGAAAACTAGGTTCCACATTGGTTTATTAATTAGTTAGAATATAAAAGTCCGCCCATACCGTTCTCAATGCGGAGAATGTTATAGTTGACGGCGTAGATAGCGTCATTGGAATTGTTGAGGTCATTCACAATACGAGCCGAATCAAGGCGGGAGAAGTTGAGAGTACCAGTGGGTTGTAACTTACTGGCATCCAAGCAGAGTGGGTAGAAGAACAACTTTTCAACGGTTGGAGACGCAACCGCAGAGCTCGCGTTGGTTGAGTGGTAGTAAAGTGGCACTGAGGAGAAGTTTGGATTCGCAAACTTGAAGTCCGCAACATCGGTACCGTTAATTTGGAGCTTGAGCTTGTTGTCAACACCACCAGTGGCACCGAGAACGTTCACGGCTGAGGCGTTACCCGCAGCGAGGTACTTCACTGGGTGGTTGAAGTTGAGTTCTTGAATCTTCGCCGCAGAGGCGGTGGCCTTCTGAACTTGGGTGATCAACATATTTTGTGGGTTACCCGCGAAGAATTCGCGTTCTTGGGTATCCAAGTACGCGTAGTTCGCATAGACATCCCACTTGTAACTACCAGCTGAGGCACCCCAAGTGATGCGAAGTTCCACATCGTGGTACTGGAGGGCAATGAGAGGGAGGGCGGTTTGCCAGTTTTCACAGAAGGCGAAGCGAAGAGGGTAGAAGCTCTCATTCGTAGAACCACCGTAGAGATCACCTGCGACAGACTTGGACGATGTAGTCGCCGAGAGAGTTGGGGCGATGAGTGTAGAGTACGTAGAATCTTGTTCATCAATGACTTGACCACCAACGAGAAGTTCAATCTTGGAAATCACAGTCGTCCAATCGGCAATAGCCTGAGTCGTAGATCCATCATTTGGAACGAGGTAGACGTAGTTGAGGAGATCCCCCTTACGTTCAAAGCGAATGGTGGACATACCCCCATTAGAGACATTCCCCTGGATCACTTGGCGTTCAACAGTTTGGGAAAAGTTTGTGTGTCGCTTGTAGGTAGAGCGGAAAAAGCTGATTTCGGGTTGACCGACAAGGTGCGCATCCTGAGCACCGACGGCCACGAGTTGAGCGATACCACCAGACATTTTATAGTATAGCGAGAGTTTTTTTTAAGCTTGACAAAGTCTGGATCTTATCAAATTGGTGTTTGATAAGGTCTTTTTTTATGTACGAATGACTGCGTCGCTCGGGACTTTAGACCAACTTCGCCGAGACAAGCGCCGCCTTGTAGCTGCCATGGTCCACGAGGGTGTACATGGGTTCGGTCTCACCCGTCTCTTCCCATACGATTTGTCCGTTTTCATCGAGGACATCCACGAGTTCTTCGACAACGACCTCTTCGTCGTGTTCAGGAATTGGAGATTTAGATTTACTCGTAGTCAAGACGAACCATCGTTCTCTGGTACCAAGTGTGTATTCAGCTTTTTCTTCGTCACTGAGTTTTTCGCGGTCGTCAACTTCCAGTTCAACGACCCATTTCTTGGATCTTTCGTCTTCTGGGAGTGTTTTGTATTTTTCTTCACTCACTTGGGTTTCTCCGTGGAAGAACTGTTCTTTACCTCCTTCATTCTCACCGACTTCCCTTAATCGCAATGGTACGTTATATTATTACAAAAATATTCAATTGTATTTATAGATGGAGGACCTATTCAAGGACGAATTTGATATGTTAGATAAGCTCGACTGGAGTTCGACGGAACACTTCAGAATAACACAAGACCCCGATAAAATTATAAACACCGACCCCGATGAAGAATTTTATATTGTCAGGAGAGAAACATTCGGGGATTTACAAGTACCAGAGGGCTTACAAGAAAAAACAAATAGATATACCTACACACCCCTTTTTGCCGAAGATATCCTAGTTCGCATAATAGACAAACTTAAAAAACATTATAACAAGAGCTTCGTTGAACACCGCGGTACATTTATGTATCAACCAGGTGGTAGGTGTGGTTGGCATACTAATAGCAATGCTCCCGGTACGCGGATCTATTTAACGTGGGCCGAAGAAGATAACAAAAGTTATTTTAAGTATTTTGACAATGAAACAAATCAAATTGTCACTAAATACGATAAGAAGGGGTGGCATGTAAATAAATTTATTATACCCCGTGAAGGTAAATTATGGCACTTCGTAGGTAGTGATACGAATAGGAAAAGTTTGGGATTTTTAATATCAGTATAATACAGATGACCCGGTTTTCAGAAATTGACGCGTCACATGCATGTGTAGAATCATTAGAATACGGCGACTGGAGAATAAATAATAAGTATCAACAACTCATGATAAAAGATATAGAACATCTATTGACAGATGACAGAAAGAAAACTATAAAACACGATGAAATCGCTTGGAAAGGGTATGATTTAAGAGACCAAGCTATTGGCTACAACTGTATATGTTGTGGTGGTATCCGTTATAAATTTTGTGATACCGCATACCCACCAATAATTGTTGAAAATATGCCCAATCCAGCTAACCGTAAATATCGCGTGGTAGATGGCAAACACAGAATGCAAAAGCTTAGATTGTCAAATGTCACAGAGAGTGAATTTTATGTTTTAGAATACACAGACGTTGTAGATAAAATAACTTTACACCCACGTTATAACTTCATACTGTAGTACTTGTTCAAATTCGATTTATTTACCTGAATAACTACTACAGAGCTTCTATATCTTCAACTCTCTTCAATAATTCTTCGTATTTAGTTTCGAGTGTCGCCATTTTAATTTTTTCAGCTTTGAGTTGCTCATTTACCTCCTTGAGGGCGGCCGTGGTCACTGTAAATATTTCATTATAATCGACTGATCTAAAATCATTAACTTTTGTACCGACAACTTTGTATCTAACACTTTCTTTTACATGATCCGTTTCACATAATAACTTCATAACAGTTCCACCTATTTCAGGTTTACCACAGTATTCCGGGTCATAAAAAAATTGAATTGTATGACCATCAGTTTCAGCCTCTATGAGTATTGCCTTGTCAACATCAAATGTAGATGGTATTGGTTCTTCTAATGTAAGTGTATATATGAACGTGTCTTTTTCTTCGTCTTCAGCTTGATATTTTGTTTCTTGTTTATTTGAAAATTCACCCATTATATTGAAATCTGTTATTGTTCCATCAGCCTTATTGACTACGTTTGGTAATTCCTTTTCTATTTCCTGCCCAATGAAACCAAACATAAAGTCTCCCGTATCTTTCATTTTATAACTCACTGGTCTGATTTTTTCGAGTTTAGAAAGTGCCAGCCCCGTGTCGAGCGTCTGAATGTCCCTCTTTACACGTTCATCCGATGATGCGAGAAGCCCCTCGCCCCTGACCCAACGATTTACGTATACACCTACCTGGAAGTATTGTATGTTGTCGTCGTCGTTTTGGTACCCAGTCGTGTAATTCGCAGCTTTCCAAAACATGCCGGTAGCCATCTGCGATGAGCCACTGACACTTAATCGACCGATGGTACTACTAGTGGTATCAGTGCGTAGAA